CTGGGATTCCGACACCCAAAGAATTCGCGATAGTTACGTTGGATGTGTCCTGCACGGTAACCTGAGGGACAAGCCCGGCAGACCCGGCTAGGCGGGAGCGGATGTATTTACGTTCAAATCTGACGTATTTAGACATCGGTTATGATATTTGTAGGGGGAAGAGAGGTTGCGCTGTATACAGCTTCCTGGTAACCAGAGGAAGTGCTATCTACAAATATACAACATGGGTAACTAACTAGCCGTTGGTAAGACGGAGATTACCCATAGACCCTCCAAACATTCTCATTCCCATGGAGGCTGCAGCGCGAACAGCTTGGGGATTGTTTTGGAGTACCGTTACAGCGGAAGCGGCCATGCTCATGCTGCGCTCAAATAGAGTCTTATACGGTATGGAGGGAGCAGACATCCTCAAAGCGTCTGCCTCACGTTTTGCTGCCTGAACGAGGGCAAACCCTGGAGGGTCGACATGAGTGGCAGTGTGATCTGACATCGACAAAATGCCGATATATTCGACATGTTGGACAATCTCAACCCAAAACGTAGCTGGATTGGATGTGCTTGCGGAAGGTTGCAAGATGATCACACAAGGAGCAGCACCCACGTTTATGGGAGAAGCTATAGCATTGATGCCACTAAGAGTGCCTACAGCTGCGCCATAAATGCCACCAGAAATGAGCTGATTCCCACAGGAATAAGGATATATACTCTGTGTTTGGTATGATGCGGTGGTCTGGTCGCCATACGGATATTCAGCTTCATTTTCACTAGTGCAAGAAAGGGTCGCGCCCAATCTGGACAATTCCTTGCACTTATAGATAACAGTCTCTTCACTGTTACCAATCAAATCTACCGAGATGCTATTGAGGTTGGCATGGTCCTCTTGTTGGTACACATAGCATCTACCACCGAGTTGCATCTCAGCGGTGTCACATGTTATCCTGATGGCCATGGAGACCATACGAGCAGTGACACCGGCAGTGATGGAAGTAGAGCTGCCAATAAAACTTGCGGCCTGAAAGGGCGAGTTATTGTAAGCTGCTTTGAGAAACTTATCAGTGCCGGTACCCCCATTCCCTAGCTTAAGAGAGGCAGTAGAGATTTGGGGGGCGGTGGCGGTAGTATTTGCAGCGCCCTGCACAGTGGCGTTCAGAGTACCTCCCAAGAGTCCAAGATTGGATCCATAGACTGCAACAGGGCAATCACTAGCAGTGGATCCGCAGAGGTAGACGACTCCGTA